GGCTAAAGCTATTACTTGGGGAGAGTGCTTAGATTACACGCTCCGCAATCTCGAAACGTGGCGTAATGGAGGAGGACGCGAATCAGCGATCTTATACTCTGGCTACTTCACTAGATTCCAAGGACATTCATTTCCAGCTCATCGAATCTCGAAAGGTTTAATGACTGATATATGTACCCGTCTGGAGGAAGAAGGTAAGAAGAACGCCACTATCAATAGGTTTATATCAGCAGTCTCAATGGTGCTTAAGTACTGTAAAGAGAATGATGTTATTACCTTTGATCTCCCTACTCCTTTCAAACGTAGAAAGGAACGAGACAAAACTGTACGTAAGTACTTTACTAAAGAACAAGTCAAGGACATGCTTCGCATATCCAAGGACTATATGTGTAGAGAAGACTTACATGACTTAATCCTCGCCGCTTCATTAACTGGTATGCGATTAAGTGAATTACTTAAGCTTCCCGCATGGGCGGTGGACTTTAATCTTGGCGTTATCAACGTTGAAATGACCAAGAATGACGAAGCTAGATGTATTCCAATACACCCAAAGCTACGTCCCACACTCATCAAGCGGTGCGAAGGTAAGCCAGCCAAGGGTTTTCCCGGGGTAAAAGTATTTGGTAATGATTGGTCAAATCCTGATCAAGTTCGATATCAATTTGGACGATTACTACATACTCACATGGACTTCCCAGATACTGGAGCTTATGTATTTCATTGTTTAAGACATAGTTTTGCTACTTGGCAACTTGCTCAGGGATGCCCACCAATTGATCTAATGAGTATATTAGGTCACGCTAATCTTCAGACAACTTTGGTCTATGCCAAACCAACTGATGATGGCAAACGAAACTCTATGAATAAGCTGGAATTTTAATAGTTCCATCGAATCCGTAGATACTACAATATTTCCATTTACTAGGATTTTAATGATATGTTAAGTGCGTCTGTTAAACTAAATTCGCTGAAATGCCTTGGGAGTGTGGCGGAATTGGTAGACGCGCCGGACTTAAAAACCGCATAACATAAAATTCAGAATGGTATCCGATCTTAGCAGAAATGCTGAGATCTTTTTATTTGCAAGGGTTTAGAAATTATACACCTTAGTATCCGTCCATTTTAAAAATCCATAGAACTAAATGCTTCCTGCTGATCTTGAAAGACAGGAGAGATTCGAGCGAAAACAGATAACTGGTGGCTTAGAAAAGATCAGATCTAATACCAAGAAATTACTTGAAAAAGATTACGCTTCTGCTACGGTTTTCGGCTCGGCTTCAATTGATACTCTCCTACCATTGATAATTGAACAGATAAATTTAAAAAAAGAGAAAAGAAAAAAGATAGCTGTGAAAGGAGCAGGACATCTCATAGAGATACTTCCATTCCTCGATGCTATCGATAGTGAATCACAAGCCGCTATTACATGTAAGATTACTTTTGATAAAGTATTCAGCTACAAGAAAGACAACAGCAAGATCGTCAAGATCGCTCAAGCTATAGGTCAAGCACTTGAAGCTGAATGTCAAATGAGGTATTACGAAAAATCAGCGGCTGGATTATTTAATGTTTTAAAAGAAAACTATTGGCATCAAGCTAAAGGTACTGAATATAAACGTAAGAGTATGCAAGTACTCTTTAATAAAACTGACATTGACCCATGGATACCTTGGAATTTACAGCTCCGAGTTAAAACAGGGACGTGGTTCCTTGATTGTTTCTGTGAATCATCAGGTTGGTTTACTAAAGATATGATTCAAATTGGTAAGAGAAGAGAATTATATTTAAAGACAACTCCAGAATTTGATGCACATAAAGCAGAGATAGTTCGTCTTACTGAATTATTTTCCCCAATATCGTGGCCGATGTTAATTGAACCAAGAGATTGGAGTCAATTACATGATGGTGGATATTACCTAAATGACATTACTAAATGCCATGAAATGGTTAGAAGAGGGGTACCCTTATCTATACAGGGAGAAAAGACTTATCAGTTTTTAAACCTGATTCAAAAGGTAAAATACTGTTTAAATGATTTTACTGTAGAGGTAGCTGAAGAGTTAGAGGAGAGAGAGATAACGGTAGGTAAATTTAGACCTGTCCTTCATCATCCTGAACCTCCTAAGCCCTTTGATATAGATACTAATAAAGAAGCTCGTAAGGAGTGGAAGAAAAAAGCAGCGATAGCTAAGAACAAGAACGCTAATGAATGGCGTACTAGTTGTCGCACACGTATGACAATGAATTGTGTACGTGAGTTTAAAGGTAAGGACTACTATATCCCTTGGTCTTTCGACTACAGGGGTAGAGCATATCCCATACCAAGTTTCCTTACACCACAAGATACTGACTTCGGTAAGAGTCTCATTAGGTTTTCTGATGAAGCACCTATTACTGATGAAGGTAAGAAGTGGTTAGCTTTCCAAGTAGCTACAACGTTTGGTCTAGATAAGGCAACGTTAGAAGAACGTCTAGCGTGGCCGATAGCAAATCTAGATATGATCAAGCGAGTAGCAACCGACCCAATAAATAATATTGGAGATTGGGAGACAGCTGACGAACCTTGGCAATTCCTTGCTGCATGTGAAGAATACTATGCAGTAGTGATAGCTGAAACAAGGACGACTACTGGTCTACCCGTGGCAACCGATGCGACATGCTCAGGTCTACAGATACTGGCAGGACTAGCTCGCGATAAGTCCACTGCTTCACTGGTAAATGTAATACCAAGTGAGAAACCTCAAGATGCTTACAAAGTAATAGCAGATAAAAGCATAGACAGAATACCTGAAAGACTTCGCCCTTACTGGGATAGAAAGAAAACTAAAAGATGCGTTATGACTATACCTTATAACGCTAAACCTTTTAGTAATAGACAGTATATAAGAGATGCTTTTAATGATATTGATATTGAGGTAGAGAATGAAGAACTAACTCAAATAGTTCACGCTGTCCGGCAAGCCATGGAAGAGGTTGTCCCGGGACCGATGAAGGTAATGAGATGGATAGAGACAGAAGTTGCTAACGCAATCAAGAGAGGAACGGACCAGTTAACTTGGGTCACACCCTCCGGATTCAGAGTTACGCAACGTCTAATGAAGATGAATATCAGAGTCTTAGACCTTAAGTTATTAGGTCGAGTACAGATACGTGTAGCAGATGGTGAGAAGGGAGTTGATCTCCAGCATCACAAGAACGCTACAGCTCCTAACCTTATTCACTCACTAGATGCTTCATTGCTACATATAGCTGCGACACAATTTCATGCACCAATTAGTTTGATACATGATTCAGTTCTATGTAGAGCTACAGATATGAATTTGTTATCCCACCTAGTTAGAGATACATACATGCACCTGTTCGCAGAGCATGACTTCCTTACCGACTTTGCCCAAGCTATTGGAGCTGAGTCTGAACCACCGATTATTGGAGATCTTCAACCATCTTCAGTAATTGAATCATTATATTTTTTCTGTTAATGGCAAAAAACATCCACATCACACCTAATCCTGTAACACTTGAAGGTTATCAGGCGATATTAAAACCAAGTAAATTTGGCTATTCACTTAAAGCAGTAGTAGACCAAGAAGTAGTTGAGAAGCTCGAAACTGAGAGAGCTGAATGTCTTAAATGGGCTGAGTCAAAACTCAAGAACCCTAAGAGATCAACCCTTAGACCAGAGCCATGGGAAGAAGTCAGCGAAGGTAAGTATATAATTAAGTTTTCATGGGCTGAAGATAAGAGACCACCAGTAGTTGATACAGAAGGTACACCTATCACGAACATAGATACACCAGTGTATGAAGGTTCTAAAGTTAAGCTCGGCTTCCATCAAAAACCCTACATTCTGAGAGATGGCGTGACATATGGCACATCATTGAAATTGTCCGGAGTGCAGATCGTTTCTATCCAGACGGGGGCCGGCATTGATAGTGGAGACTTAAACGAAGACGATGTTGCTGAACTGTTTGGTAAAACTGCTGGATTTAAAGCAGATGACCCTAACGTCAGCCCTGACTTAGCACCAAGCTCAGTAGAGGATGACGACTTCTAATGTTCAAATCAGGATTAGAGGAGAAAGTCTCTGATCTCTTATGTGAATTAGGTGTTGATTATGAATATGAAAGTGCAAGCTTTCCCTATACAATTCAGCACCTTTATACACCAGATTTTCTTTTACCAAATGGAATAGCTCTTGAATGTAAAGGATTCTGGCGTCCTGAAGACAGACGCAAGATTAGGACAGTTATTAAAGATAACCCTCAGATAGATTTAAGGATGGTCTTTCAAGACCCCTATAAAAAAATATCAAAAAAATCAAAAACTACTTACGCCCAGTGGTGTAAGAGATATGGAATTAAATGGTGTGCTTTTCATACCATACCTATTGATTGGCTTACATGACAGAAAGCGAATTTATAAGACACGAACCATGCAGTAACTGTGGCTCGTCCGATGCTAACAGCATTTATACGGACGGGCATCAGTTCTGCTTTGCCTGCAATACATACATAGCAGGAGACGCCCAACACACTCATCAAATGCAGACAAATGTTAACTTCAAAGGATCAGCCCAAAGGTTGCAAAAACGAGGAATTAGCGAAAAAGTATGCAGTTTTTACAAAATCTACAGAGATGATGCACACTTACGCTTCCCTTATTTCGATGGCTCAGGACAGCTTAAAGGATTCAAATTAAAGACTAAGAACAAGGACTTTAAGTATGAAGGCGAAACTACAAACACTCTTTTTGGTCAGCATTTATTCCCTAATAGCGGTAAACGCATTGTTATCACAGAAGGTGAACTAGATGCTGCGAGCTGCTATGAAGCGATGGAAAACTGGCCGATGGTTTCACTACCACATGGGGCATCGGGAGCCAAAAAGGACATTCAAAAACAAATACCTTTTTTACAAGGATATGCGGAGATCATCTTATTCTTCGACAAAGATGACGCCGGAAGAAAAGCTACAGAAGAAGTCGCATCATTATTACCCCAAGGTACCGTTAAGATTGCTCATTTGGCAGATCCATACAAGGATGCCAGCGATGCTTTACAAGCGAACGACGCGGATGCGATACGTCGTGCGATATGGGATGCGAAACCTTATCAACCGGATGGAATTGTTGATGGAAAATCTCTTCTCGAAGTAGTAACTACACCATCTCCGCCTTGTGATCACACATATAACTTACAAGGATTACAAGAAAAAACACACGGGATACGTTATGGAGAACTTACAACCATAACCGCAGGAACTGGGCAAGGTAAGAGTACCTTTTGTCGCCAGTTAGCTACTGACTTATTAAGTTCAGGAGAACGTGTCGGATACATTGCATTAGAGGAATCTAACAGGCGAACAGCTCTAGGACTTATGTCCGTAGCTGTGGGTAAAGCCCTGCATCTAGGAGAACACGAACAACAGACTTTACAAGAAGCATATGATTCAACAATTGCTAACTGGAATCTTTATTTATACGATCATTTCGGCAGTTTATCACCTGACATCATTTACAACAGAATCGAGTATATGGCTCTGGGATTGGACATCCGCATCATCTTCTTGGACCACTTATCTATCTTATTGAGTGGATTAGACGGAGATGAGAGACGTATGATCGATACAACTATGACCAGATTAAGATCATTAGTTGAACGTACTGGTATATCTCTATTCCTTGTATCCCATTTAAGAAGAACTCAAACAGATAAAGATCACACCGATGGAGCGAAGGTTTCATTAGGGCAATTGCGCGGAAGTCAGGCTATAAGCCAGCTTTCGGACACCGTACTTGCCTTGGAACGCGACCAGCAATCGATGGATGATGTATCAACATTAAGAGTTCTTAAGAACAGATACTCTGGAGAAACTGGAGTAGCTGCTGAATTGAAATATGACAAATCTACCTGTAAATTCAATGAAACTGAGATCCCAATTTTCGGTACCAACACCGACTTCTGAACCTATAAAACCAAACCCACCTACAAAACAAGCAAAAAAGAAAGCTAAGTTTAAGGACAAAACTTATGTCGGAAAAGCAAATGCTCGTCTTTGACTGTGAAACTAACGGATTATTACATGACGTTTCTACAATACATTGCATTGCCATCTACGACTCCACGAAGGAAGAAACCTTCGTATTTAATAATCAAGGTGATCAATGCGGACCAATCACGGAAGCTTTGCATTGGCTATCCGGTGCTGATGTCATCGTTGGTCATAATATTATTGGCTACGATATACCTGTTCTTCGGAAAACTTATTCTTGGTTTGAGCCTAGTGCTACTGTTGTTGATACTCTTATCCTATCTCGCTTATACCATCCAAACTTAATGGAGATAGATAAGAAAAGAGCATGGCCGAGAATGCCATTACAGTTATATGGACGACATAGCTTAGAGAGTTATGGATACCGTTTAGGTGAATATAAAGGTGAGTTTGGAAAAACAAGTGACTGGCAAGAATGGTCACAAGAAATGCAAGATTATTGCGTACAAGACGTACAAGTAACAACAAAATTATGCGAGCACTTCCGCCCCTTAATGACTCGTGTAGATTAGAGCACCGAGTCTCAGAAATACTAACTACCCAAGAGATAAATGGATGGACATTTAATGAACGAAAA